GCAAGCATCTTCCTAGATATGGGTCTTGGCAAGACGAGCATTACCTTGACGGCAATCTCGAACCTCCTCTTTGATAGTTTTGAAGTTCATAAGGTTTTGGTAATTGCCCCTCTTCGCGTTGCAAGAGATACGTGGACCGCAGAGGTTGAAAAATGGGATCACCTCAAAGACCTACGATGCTCTGTTGCAGTAGGCACAGTAGCAGAACGAAAATCCGCACTTCTCCGCCAGGCAGACATCTATATTATCAATCGTGAAAACATTGGATGGCTAATTGATGAAAGTGGTATTCCCTTCGACTTCGATATGGTCGTTATTGATGAGCTCTCTTCCTTTAAGAACCATAACACAAAACGCTTTAAGTCCCTTCTCAAAGTGCGACCGAAGGTTAATCGCATTGTAGGTCTTACAGGCACTCCCGCCTCAAATGGTCTTATGGATCTGTGGGCAGAGTTTCGAATCCTCGATATGGGACAGAGGCTTGGAAGATTTATTACAAAATACCGCACTGACTACTTTATACCGGATAAACGTAACGGACAGGTCATCTACTCTTACAAACCTCTCCCATTTGCTGAAAAGGCTATATACCAAAAAATCGGAGATATCACAATATCGATGAAATCCACCGACCACCTACAAATGCCCGAGCTTATATCAAGTGAGCATCCTGTCAATCTCTCAGCTGAAGAGCAGATGCACTATGACGAGCTTAGAAAAGACCTCGTTCTCAGCATTGGTGATGGTGAGATTACAGCCTCTAACGCAGCATCCCTCTCTGGCAAGCTCTCACAAATGGCCAATGGCGCCATATATGACGATAACGGAAATAGCATTCATATTCATGACCGTAAGCTTGATGCACTCGAGGATATAATCGAAGCTGCAAACGGAAAGCCACTACTTGTTGCTTACTGGTTCAAGCACGATTTTGAGAGAATCACTGAAAGGCTTAAAAATCTGCATATCCCCTACTCTAGCCTTGATGATTCTGTAAGCATCCGCAGATGGAATAATGGTGAAATCCCCGTTGCTCTTATTCACCCCGCTTCGGCAGGACATGGACTCAATCTCCAAAGCGGTGGATCTACCCTTGTGTGGTTTGGACTTACTTGGAGCCTTGAGCTTTATCAGCAAACAGTGGCTAGGCTTTGGAGGCAAGGACAGACTGCCAATACTGTGGTAGTTCAGCACATCGTAGCACAAGGCACTATAGACAACCGAATAATCAAGGCCCTTTCCCAAAAGGAACATACGCAAACTGCACTTATTGATGCAGTAAAAGCGAATCTGCAAATCTAAGACAATCCGTGCCAATCCGAGAAAAGTACAATATCGGAGGTACAAAATATGACCCCTTATAACGAACTCGCAAATGCTATCGTGATGCAAGCCGTAAAGGATTACCGCAAAGCCCTCAAAAGCCTACGCTTAAATAGTCGCAATAAGAAGGCTATGGAAGAGGCTATGGAATGTGAAGAGTTCTTCCGTTCCCCTTGGTACAAAACCCTTACTTCCGTTGATGGTGAGTACCTTATAGATAAATTACGTGCGGAGGTGGCTTGATGCTGGCAAAAGACTTCTTGAATCAAGCCTTCCTTATAGATCAACGCATACGTAGCAAGTCAGAACAGATACGAACTCTAAATGAAATAGCTACCAGTTGCTCCGCTACCTTGACGGGTATGCCCAGAAATCCCAATCGCGGTGGTTCTCGTATGGCCGATGCTGTATGCAAGATGATTGACCTTGAAAACGAGATAGCCCGAGACATGGACCGCCTTATAGAAGTTAAGCGTGAAATCGTTACTGTTATAAACGCAGTTGATGATGTTGTTCTCCATACCCTTCTTGAAAAGCGATACCTCTGCGGTGCTACTTGGGAGGAGATATCCGTTGACCTTTGCTTCAACAGACGTTGGACATTCCGCTTACATGACAAAGCACTTGAGGCAGTACAAAAAATTCTCGACCAAAAATAAAAGAAGCCACTAAAAGCCACTATAATGCACTGTTGACTTATGATATAATTATAATGGCAAACGAGAATATAAATGAGCCTCATAGGACTTACATCCTGTGGGGCTTTTTATATGCAGCTGAAAGGAGGTAGCCATATGCCTACAAAGCCAAAGAAACCATGTGGTTACCCAGGTTGTCCGAAGCTCACTCACGCTCGCTACTGCGAGGAACACACCAGGGTGATGAACACTCAATACAATAAATACCAACGTCCATACGACAGTAGTGAGCGTTACGGCTCGGAATGGAGAAAAATCCGTAACAGATATATAAAGGCACATCCCCTCTGTGAGGAGTGCCTAAAGACAGAACGTTTGACGCCGGCACAAGAGGTTCACCATGTCCTTCCCATCAACAAAGGTGGAACGCATGATGAAAGAAACTTGATGGCTCTTTGTAAGTCTTGTCACTCTCGTATCACTGCGGAGTCAGGAGATCGTTGGCACACAAAATAAAAAAGTAACCGGGGGGGCGGTCGAAATCTCTGTGACTTGAATATCCGACAGCGGGCTGGGGCTGGCGTACGCATTTTTTGCTATTCAAACGGGGTATTAACCCCTTCCCCTCAAATTCCAACTAAAAGGAGAGTGAAAATATGGCTAAAGACGGTACAAACCGAGGTGGAGCGCGCCCTGGGACCGGACCAAAAAAGAAGGCGCTCATCGATAAAATCAATGAAGGAAAGACCGAAGGCGCAATGATTCTGCCGGAACCTGTGGAGTTTGAAGGTGTTGATGTCCCTCCTGTTAAGGACTACCTCAAAGCCACGCAGAAAAATGGCAAAAACCTCTGCGCCGAGGAAGTTTTCATTAGAACATACAAGTGGCTAAAGGCTCGTGGATGCGAGAAGCTCGTCAACACACAGCTCATCGAGCAATATGCGATGTCGGTTTCTCGTTGGATTCAGTGCGAGGAGGCAATCTCGGAATTTGGCTTCCTTGCAAAGCATCCCACTACGGGCAATGCTATCGCAAGTCCCTATGTCGCAATGAGCCGCGACTATATGAAGCAAGTAAATGCCACTTGGTTCTCTATTTTCCAGATCGTCAAGGAAAACTGCTCTGTTGAATACGAAGGCGGTACTCCCCACGACGACGTGATGGAAAGATTACTACGAACAAGAAAAGGAGTTTAACCTATGTTTGAGAAAGTTAATCCGCGCCACCCGGACAAGGTGGCTGACCGAATTGCAGGAGCACTTGTTGACCTTGCTTATCGTGCCGAAGCAAATCCTCGCATTGCAGTCGAGGTTCTTATTGGACATGGTGTCTGCCATATTATTGCAGAAACCTCTGTTAAGCTCTCCCCCGATGATGTAACCGCTGCGGTTCACCGCATTGCCGGCAACCTCAAGGTTGACTACGCAGAGTTTGCTCAGGACACGCACCTTTCCAAAAACCAAACAGGTCGCATTCGCTGCGGTGATAACGGAATCTTTAAGGGTGTACCCGTAACCGCAGAGCAAAAGAAACTTACCAGCATCGCAAGGCTTATTTACGCCAAATATCCGTATGATGGAAAATACATTCTTGACGGTGACAGACTCATTATTTGCCAGAGCAACGCAAAGGCATCCGACATCCGCATCTCTCATCACAAGGCCGAAATCAATCCTCTCGGTGACTGGACAGGAGGCACCGATGTAGACAGCGGTGCTACCAACAGAAAGCTCGGCTCGGATATGGCAGATAGCATTACGGGCGGTGGTCTTCATGGCAAGGACCTCTCCAAAGCTGATGTCAGCGTAAACATCTATGCTTGGCTCAAGGCCCAGGAAACTGGCAAGGCTGTCGAGCTTTGTTGTGCCATCGGCGATGAGACGATTGACGGCATTTCCTACGAGGAGATTGTCGAGACTGCAAGAGAGTACATTCGCAAGTGCGGAGGCTTTGAAAAGTTCGCTGAATGGGGCTTGGTGTAAACCAAAGTTAGCGAGGTGATACCTATGAACGTACTACGAATAGATGTTGGTGTCCACACCCTTCTTCACATTAACCTTTCAGACGTTGATTTTACAGGTATCAAAGAAATTGTTTTCACTGTTAAAAATTTCTCCGATGTAGAATCGCCCGTTATCATAGAGAGAGTCTTTACGGAGCCTGGATTTTACGAGGTGATGATCTCCCCCGCTGAAAGTCTTTTGATTTTCCCCGGAGCCGAGTATGATTTCAATCAAGTCCTCATTGATGGTACACGCATGAAGATTTCCGACACAGGAAAAATCATCTTGAGGAAAAGCGTAGGTGATAACTTTGTTTGATAACAGATATAACCCGCGCGTGGATATTTCTATTCCACCCAAGAAAATTGATGCAACCCAATGCTGCGGTGGCAACGACATCGAAATCACGAGTCTTTGGCCACTTGCAAAAATGCGTGAGTATGAAATCAGGCTTGAAACAAAAATCCCTAAAGAACTCTCTATTCTTCCCCAAGCAAACAGTGACGACATCTCATCTGTCAAGGCTCGTGAGGATGGCAAGGTGTATATCCAAATCGGTGATACCCCCGCCTATGCGACCCTTGAACAGATAAAAAATCTTAACACAAAAACGGTGTTCGTTGACGAACTTACCGACAAAACAATCACACAATTAAGTAACGATGACATCGTTATGCTAAAAAAGGAGTAAAACACTATGGCGCAGAAACGCACACAATACATTAAAACCGAATCTGGTCTTGAGAAGCAGCTCATTGCCTCTGTTGCTGATATCGTTGAAATCGATCCTATAACCGGACTTGACTCTACTAACGTACAAGAGGCACTCGTCGCAATTAAGGACATCGCAGACAACGGTGGTGTTACTGGCGTCAAGGGTGAAGCCGAAACCACCTACCGCAAGGGTGACGTCAGCATTTCTAAGGCAAATGTTGGTCTCGGCAATGTAACCAACGATGCCCAGGTTAAACGCTCCGAGATGGGTGTTGCAAACGGTGTCGCAACTCTCGGCACTGATGGCAAGGTTCCCGCAGCACAGCTCCCTGCCTATGTAGATGATGTCCTTGAGTACGACAACAAGGCAGCCTTCCCCGCAACGGGTGAAACTGCTAAAATCTACGTAGCTAAAGATACCAACCTTACCTATCGTTGGGGAGGTTCCGCTTACGTTGAAATTTCTGTATCTCTTGCTCTTGGCGAGACCTCCTCCACCGCTTATGCAGGTGATAAGGGTAAGGCTCTTGCTACCAGATTGACCACTGCCGAGGCAAATATCACCTCCAACGATGGAGACATCACTGCTCTCCAGAACAGAGCAACTGCTCTTGAAGATGGTACTACCCCC